AGCCGTTTGTGCTTTCGGATGGGATGACCGTGCTGGTTCGCATCGATTCTGCGCCCGTTCAGACAATTCGATTCCAAGCGGGCGATTTCGACACAATCAGCAAGGCTACCGCCGACGAGCTTGCCGCCGTGTTGAACGGGCAACTCGAAGGCGCGAGTGCCTCGGTTGTCGGAGGGGCAGTTCGAGTTTCCAGCGATTTGAAGGGGACTTCGAGTCGGGTAGAAATCACCGGAGGCACCGCTGCCTCCGTTCTTGGGTTCCCTGCGATAGCGGCGGCAGGCACTGGGAACGTTGGTAACATTCACGCTATCACGGTGATCGAAGCGCAGCTTGTCATTGAAGCTGCCATGGCGGGGCTCCTGGTCTCGTCGATTCCGGGAAATTTCCTCACAATCCGAACTGTAGCGAGCGGCCCGAATACCTCGCTTCAGGTCATGCTGACGAGCACCCAAGGCTTCGGTTTCGACAACGATATTCACCACGGACTCGCCTCGGGCGCCGTGAATGCCTTGCGAGTGGAAGGGAAAGACCCTGGCTCCTACGCCAATCGCATCGAGATCGAAGTCCGCACGCCGGTATCCGGAGAAGTCGGAGCCTTCGATTTTGCCATTGTTGAAGACGGCGTCTATCGGGAAGTATTCCCGAGTTTGAGAATGACACCCGGGCACCTTCGCTATGTCGAAACGGTGCTCAACAACGAAAAGTCGGGTTCGACCTTGATTCGGGTCATTGACCAGTTGGTTGCGGGCGCACCCTCGTTGGGTATTCAGAGCGTTTCCCTTTCTGGCGGGGATGACGGCTTGACCGGTCTCGACGACAACGACTTCATCGGCTCAGCCCTGGGCCAGACAGCGATGCGTGCCTTGGACCGAATCCAGGACGTTTCGCTGCTGCTCGTTCCCGGCAAAGCAAACGAGGCCGTTCATAATGCGATGCTTCGCTATTGCGAGGTTGAGCGCGACGGGAACCTCTTCGCCATTCTCGACCCGCCCGCTGGAATGTCAGCGGTTGAGATTGTTGGCTATGTCGAATCGACGGCGAACCTGCTGAATTTATCGGAGTTCGGCGCGATCTACTGGCCCAGGTTGAAGGTACTGAATCCGTCGAAGAGTGTCTTTGGGGGGCAGGACAAGATCATCGTTCCGCCTTCTGGAATTCTCGCAGGAGTGTTCGCCAGAACGGATGCTGCCCGTCCGGGAGGCATCTACGATCCTCCGGCCGGAATCGACGCTGGAAGAATGTTCGGTGTCGTCGGCTTCGAAACGGACGAAGTCCTCGAAGAGCGCAAGCGAGATCTGGTCTACCCAAAGCGAGTCAATCCGCTCACGACAGGCCCCGGCCTTCCGAGATTCATCGACGGTTCCCGCACCCTCAAAGGCGATGGGAACTTCCCTTATGTGGCAGAACGTCGTGGCGTGATTTTCATCGAGAGGAGCTTGAAGCAAGGTTTGCAGTTTGCCAGGCACAAGAACAACACGGAAGGCCTGCGCGCTACGGTGAGAAGGACGATCACATCGTTTCTGCTGACGCAAATGAACAACGGAGCCTTCCGAAGCAAAACGCCGAAATCGGCGTTCTTCGTAGACGTTTCGGACCAGCTCAATACGCCGACCGTGATCTTCTCGGGGAAGCTGATCGCAAGGGTAGGTTTGGCAACGAACAAGCCCGCCGAATACATTATTTTGAGGATCGCGCAAGATACTCGGGCAATTGAAGCGGAATTGGCCACAGCGGGAGGGTAGAGATATGGCTGTCATCGGAAATCCAAAATCGTATCATAAAAAATTCAAATATCTCGTCGAGGTCGACGATTTGGGCTCGTCCGGCTGGGGCAAGTGCTCCGAGCTTTCCGTGGAAGTTGCGTGTGTGCAGCAATTCGAAGGCGGAAGCCTCATTCCGAACAAGAGTCCCGGAAGGTTGACCTTCGCGGATGTTACGTTGGAAAGGGGCGCTACGCAGGATCGGGATCTGTTCGATTGGATGCAGGACGTGGCCGTGATGTCGAGCGGGCTTGGTTTGGTTGACCCGTACTACAAGCGGAATCTGGATATTGTGCAGCAAGACAGAGATGGGACAACGCTGCGACGATGGTCATTGTCCCGCGCCTGGCCCGTGAAGTTCGTGGCCGGCGAATGGGATAATGATGCGGATGAGAATGTGATCGAGTCCGTGACGTTGGCTTATGACTTTTTTGAGCTGATTCAGTAAATACCCTCACCTTATTCGCCATATGACCTTGCTTTCACGGGCATCGGAGCAAACATGGATGCTCATGAAGCGCAGCCAATCAGCCAACAGCACCAGCCGCGAGTGGATCGTATGCAGCATTCCCGGCGACGAGACACGGGGGACGCCAACCGTTTACGGTGTGGTCTCGCGAACGCACCGTCTTGCTGTTGGGCTTACGGACCGGGACTTCGAATCGGCTGCTGATGCAGCGAGCGCCATTCGGAAGTTCGAGTTGTCCCCCTCTCCGAGTTGTTAGCCTCTGCCCTCTCGGAGCCCAGCGCTCCGAAAGGCCCGGCCCCATGCCCCACATCATTACTTGCCCGTCCGGTCTCAGCGGTTCAATCCGCGCCCTCAAAGTTCGCGAAGAGCGATTCCTCGCCGATCGCAAACTCGCCAAATCCGGCAGCGTCGTCGACGAACTCCTTCGCGCTTGCTGGGAAGAAACCCTCGATGCCGGTCCCTACGATTTCGACGGGAAGACCATCGAATGGGACAAGGTCCTTCAGGGCGACAGGTTCTACGCCCTTCTGGAAATTCGCGCATTAACCTACGGCCCCGACTACGCCTTCTCCGTCAATTGTACCGATTCAGGCTGTCGCTCCCGCATCGATTGGGAACTCAGCCTTCGCGACCTTCCGGTTCGAGCACTGTCTGAGGATAGTCGCGAAGCCTTCCTTCGCGGCAATCGCTTCGAGGCCGTTCTTCCCGACGCTCGCAAGCGCGTGTGGTTTCGTCTTCTCACCGGCGAACTCGAGCGCAAACTTCCCGCTGTTCGACGCAACGCTGTCGACCGCATGCTGTCTGCGATGCTCGGCTTCCGCTGCGTGGAAGTGGAAGGAATTCAGGACAAAGATAAACGTCGCTTCTTCGAAGACCTATCCATGCGCGACGCCGATTTCCTACTCGACGAATTCGATCGTGTGGATTGCGGTGTCGAAACCAGCATCGAAGTCGAATGCCCTGAATGCTACGCGAAACAGAGTGTGCAGCTCCCTTTCGACCAGAGCTTCTTCCTTCCGGGGAAGGCGCGGACGGCGAGGAAGCGGGCGCCGATTGTCTCTTCCCCCGAGTAGACGCGGACGCCTGGAGGGAAGCTTTGTTTCAGTTGTGCTGGCGTCAACATGGTGGTTCGGGCCTTGGAATGAGTATGGCCGAAGCCCTTGAAATGACCACTGCTGAACGAGACTGGTTTATCGAGCGAATAGGAGATCAGAGGTCTCGTGAAGCGAAGGAGATTGAGCGTGCAAGTAGAAAACGGTAGCCGACGCGTAAGACTTCCGCTTACGGAATATCGAGTTGTTAACGCCGTTGTTAGATACCTTTTCCACGAGGAGTCTCTCAAACAAATTGCCCTGGATTCTGACATTGAGCCCTCCAAGCTTCGGGTCATATTCGTCGATTGGGGAATCCGGCCTCGGAATCCATCGCAGCAGCGGATGTTGGACAAGAAACATGGTCGGTACGATCATTCTACTGCCCTGAAAACGGCGTGGGCACAGGGGGCGTATAGTACCGAACGGTATCGATCGACACGCAGGGAAGGGGACTGGGGGTTTTGTCGGGATGCGGAGCATAATCCGTTTTATGGACATCGACATACAGAACACACGCGCTCCCGCTTGTCATTACAGGCTAGGGAGCGGTGCATTTCGAGTTTCGGTACCTACGGGCCAGAGTGGACTCCCGAACTTCGGGAGCGAATTGTTAGGCGTGACGGTGGATGCTGCCAGATCTGTTGCGGCCAATCTAAACTACAAGTCCACCATGTTGATCACGACCGTAGGCGGAGCACACCAGAGAACCTTTTGACGGTTTGTGCCAGCTGTCATCTTGCTTACCACGGCCGGGCGGAGTTGGTCGTCGAGATGGGAATCGCCCATATCCGCGTGCTCGAACGCATGGGGAGACACTAGTGTTGAACTCAATGGGCCTCGGATTCGTGTTTACCGCACACGACCTTGCGTCGTCGAAAATGATGTCGCTTGAGCGGCATTTCATGAGCCTCGATCGGAAGGTGGGACTCGGTACCGCGAGCATCACTTCGGCATTCGGGCAGCTCGGTATCGGCTTGGGAATGATGACCGCTGGCCTTTCGATGGTCGGCGGCGCTTTCGTGCTTGCTGAAAAAGCAGGACAATTCGAACAAGCGATCGCTGCGGTGGCAGCTGTTTCCGGGGCCACCAAGGACGAATTAGCGCAGCTCAAAGACGCCGCGATTGATGCTGGTATTGCCACACAGTTTTCGCCGACCGAGGCGACCGTCGGGCTGAAGGAATTGGCGCAGGCGGGCTTCAGTGCCCAAGACTCCATCAAGCTGCTCATTCCCGTTCTCGATCTTGCGGGCGGTTCCCTCGGCGAGCTCAGTCCTGCGCAGGCAGCAGGCCTCGCATCCCAGGCTTTGAAGGCATTCGGACTCTCTGCCGAGGATGCCGGCATTTCCGTGGATCGCATGCTGCAGGCGGTGAATCTGTTTGCGCTCAATGCGTCGGAGCTACCGATTGCGCTCGGCATCTCGTCCAGAGGCGCGCAGGCCTTGCACCAATCCATGTCGGAAACGCTAATTTCCTTGGGACTTGTGAAGAACATTATTCCCACGGTCGAGCGCGCTTCCACGGGGTTGGCTGTGTCGATGGAACGAATGGCCAACCCGAAAACCCAAGCGGCCTTGAAGGGAATCGGAGTTGCGGTCACGGATAGCGGCGGTCATTTTCGCAATTTCCTCGACATTGTGGGCGACATGGCGCCCGAGCTGAACAAGATGACCGACGCCAAACGCTCGGCTTTTCTCATCGATACCTTCGGCGCCCATGCCTTGGGAAGCATGCAGGCGATCCTGACGCAGGTCACGACTGGCATCAAAACCAACACGGGCGCCACCTTGAAAGGCTCGGATGCTATCGGCTATTTGCGTCAGCAGTTCGAGAATGCGGGAGGTACGGCGTCGTCTTTCCGCGACAAGATGCTCGACACCTTTGCTGGTCAGAAGCAGCTCTTGCGAGGTTCCCTCGAGACGCTGGCGATTGTCGTCGGCGAGCCTTTCGCTCAGGTTTTTAAGCCGATCATCGGTGTGGTCATCGACGCACTCAACGGCTTTCTTCGATTCGTGCGAGCTATGCCTGGACCTGTGAAGAAAGGCTTTGCAGCATTGTTTGTTGGTGCGGGAGCCATCTTGACGCTCGTGGGCGCAGCGATCGCAGCCAAAGCGGGGCTTGTTTTGCTTGTGATCGGACTCCAAGCCGCTGGCATTACGATCGGCGGTGTGCTTTCTGTGATGCTTCCCGCGATCGCGATCGTCGCGGCGGTGGGGCTCGCGATTGCGGGACTCTACGTTGCATTTCAGAAAAACGTCGGCGGTATCGGAGATTTCGCGCAACGAATGTGGGCGCGGGTTTCTATCTTTTTCGATGCTCTGAAGCAACTGATCGAACAGGGAGGGTTCTCTGGCGCCATCCGTGATGAATTGAATCGTGCTGAAAACGCAGGCTTGAAAGACTTTCTTATCAATCTATTTCTATGGGGAAATCGAATCGATCAATTCCTATCTGGAATTGCGACGGGATTCGCGCAGGGAATAGAATCGGCCCGTCCCAGTATCGAG